AAAATGAATCAAATCCCCGGCCTTACCGTTGATAACATTGGTGGTATATGCCGTCTTGAAATAAGCGGCATTAACCGTACCAATCACATTGGAGGCCAAATTATCGCTTGTGTAGTAATACCAAATTGCATTCCCCGCCCCGTAACCCATGGACGAAAACCTGGTAATATCAAAGCTCACTTGACTACCTCCCGTTAATGATGCGTTGCAACGACTGACGATCCGTTGGCATCCCAGTCAGCGGGAACAGTCAACATGATGGATGTTCCCACATTCGCGGCGGTGACATACGCAGCAAAAATAATATCGCCTAATTTCGCTTTGATTCCGTGCGTGGAATAGGCAATACCGAAATAAGTCGTATTAACGGTTCCCATTGCCAGGCTGGCAATGTTATCGGTGCGGTCCAGATAATACCAAATAGTATTCGCTCCCGATCCGCCATAAGCCATTTGAGACCAGTAATTGATGTTGAAACTCATATTCGATCACCTCCCTTCTTAAGTGTTCATATCAAACCGGACCACGCCGTAATCGTCAATACGGATGGAACCGGCCGACAACATGGAGTTGAGGAAAAAAGCCGCTTTGGTCGGAACGTAGTTAATTTCAGAAGAAACGGCATAGTTTTCGCCGTGACCGATTGCGGTTTTATGATAGGCAATACAGATGGTTGAGGAGCCTGAAGCGGCAAGGCCGGTGTGCATCATCCACCACATATTTAGCCATTTACGGGCCTGTGTTCCTTGGACAATGGGCGTTTGGGCACCAATATAATCGGAACTGATAAACTCGGAAATTCCAAGCAAATCATTCCATTGTTTGGTACCAACCAAAACAACGCGGTTACCGTCATCCGGTACGTCGTTGTCGTTGAATTTTTTGAAAATGGCTTTTGCAACCGTGGTAGTAATGGCACTGGCATAAGCTGCGGTCGTTATGTTTTGAGCCGATGCCAACCCGGAAGTCAAAGCGGTGATAATAAGGTTGTCGGTTTTGCGGCCCAATGCCGCTGCGGCGGTCTGGACCAAAACCCCGCGCTCGTCGATATTGGTTTTGAATTCGTCCAGCTTGTCAACATAGTCCGCGGCATACCAGTCGGCCATAGTGGCATCGACGTAGGTATGCACGGCATTCATCACCGGCACGTCACCATGTCTGGATTTTTGAGAAGCCGAACCCTTGCCGAGTTTTTGGAACCGGCAAGTCGAAGCGCCCTTGGTATTTTTAAGGCGCACAGTGCTCCGAAGCTTGGAACCCATCACCTGATAGGCAAGCTTTACCTCGGAATCGAATAACTGTACAAAAGCTTGATCAATTGTCGTGCTCATTTTAATTACCTCCCTACGATAAGATTAGTGTTTAGTCTTACCCGGTAGTCCTACTCTGGGTCGTAGGGAGGGAATCGCTTTCGCGGGCTCCGCGACCGCTTTTCAGGGCGGGGTTAAAGGTTTACGGTTTATTCCTGTATTCCAGGAAAGCTTTTCTCAAATTCCTTTTGAACCATTTCGATATAAACCAAATCTCTAGGAAATGGCTTACCGTCTTTTATTCCTGAATATCTTGGATCTTTTTGCAGTTCTTCAAGTTCGGCCTTGGACTTCTTGCCTCCAATCGGTTCACCGCCCTTGAGGCCCTTGATATCGCCGTCAAGGAATTCGGTTCCTACTTTAACCAGGCCGGAGAAGATTTCTGGATCGGTTGCAAGACCGGCCGCTTTGAGTTTGGCGGCAGCGCCTTCCGGGAACAGCTTGGTTAATACCACTTCAGCGATCTGCTCGTTCTTTTTCAGATCGTGGCCGTAACGCTTGGTCAATTCGGCAATGTTTTCATCGTTCTTTTTCTTGGCCTGTTCGGATTGTTGCGCTTCCATTTCCGAGCCTATACCACCCAGCCAATCGTAAATGCCTTGCACTTGATTCGGAGCAAGGCGCAACTTCTTCGCCGTCACAAAAAATTTATCATCCAGCTCTGATTGAGGATGTTTCTCGGGAAACTTCAGGCTTTCTTTGTATCCGGCCGGGTCTTTGGGAACCTTAAAATGGGTTTCATAGAACTCGTCCCACTTTTCAGGCGGGTCTTTCTCGCCGGGCATGGCAACCGGGTTTTCACCCAGCTTGCTTTTCAATTGCACGTGGCCGACCAAGGCCTCATCCAGCGATTTATACCGCCGCAGCGTGGGGTTCTTGTGTAGGTTTTCGTCTTTGGCCGCTTTCAACCAATCCGGGGTCTGGTCCTGGTTGTCTGTCGGCTTGTTTTTGTCATCCGGGGAGTCCTTTGGTTCATCCTTAGGGGCCGGATCGTTTTCCAATAAACCCATTTAAATTTCCTCCTCTTCAATGATTTGATCTTCTTCCGGCGCTTCGACCGGAATGTTTAGCAGCGACCGCGTTATGGCTTCGCTGTCTTTTAAACCAAGCTTTTCAAAAATGAACAGAATCATGGCCCTGCGTCCGGCGATGTTTGAAAGCTGAATCGGGCTTGAATCGGGATTAACGTAGCTGAAATAATCGGCAAAATCTGCCAACATCGCAAGAACCTTAATCCCCTGTGCGGTTCCAAACACGGCACGAAAAGCATTTTGAATTTCGAGATTAGGCTTGTCCAATCATCGCCTCCGCTTGGGCTGCGTCCTTGGCAATCCCCGCGCCCTGTTGTAATGTTGACATCAATTGCGCCTGCTGTTGAGCCTCGGCTTCCGCCTGGCCCAATTCTGCGACCTCTTCTTCCGACCTTAAGATATCCATCGGTGCGCCGCGCATCTCAAAGCCCTTGCGAATTCCCTTATTGCAATTAACGGTTTTGGCCGCGGCCGGATCGATCTGCATAAATGCCGTGGCAATGCTGATCCCGTCCATGAGCGTTTGGAAGTCCTGCATTTTCAGCACTTGCGCCAGCGGTGATACATACTCGATATCCAGAACATGACCCTGCATCGATCTTGGCGGTGGCGCCAGCTTGCCTACGCGCGCCATATGATTGAATTGGCGCTCGATCATTGGCGCAAGACATTCGGAATCCAACCCGCCCAGGACCGGGCCTAGAATCGTGCGACCTTGCTTTACGATCTCGTTTACCTCAAACGCGGTCTTTGCGCCCTGACCCGGTTGCAGCATCATGAACAGGTCTACAAAATATGCTTGGCGCAATTCCTTCTCGCTCCGGTCCATATCGTCTTTCAGGTGTGGGACGTTATCGCTTGCGGTCAGTTTTTGCGGTGGCCTATCACCGGGGTTACCAAAGTTTGCGGCTCCCGGAGTGGTGCGAAAAATACCTTTCATTTTTGAATTCAGCCACCAAGCCGGATCGGCGTTCTTTTGGCCAACGCGCAGGTTTGTCTTTTCTTTGGCGTTGAGCGTCTTAATGGCCGGCATGGCATCTATTCCCGGTCCACGTCCCCACGGCCCTTGATCCGAAGGCATCCACCGCGCCCAATGCCAGGGATTATCAAAGTGGCCGGATTCGAGCAAGATATGCTTTTTTTCTTTTTCGTAATATAGGCAACCCCACGGACGATCAATCTTGTTTTTAAGCCTCGGGTCCCAGCTTTCACGCGGGTAGGTAGCATGCACAATCTGAATAACACGCAAATCAGGATGATCCTTGTGTGTCTCCATGGTATCTCTATGCACGCTATCCTTACCAAATTCGCGAACTAATTGACGCAAACTGGCCTTGTAAATGCGAAACGTGGTGTCAATGATCCCGCGCTCGTTCTCGATCGGGTAAAGCTGGTAAATTGGGAACACGTAAAACCTAAGATCGTCCAGAACATCCTCTTTGCTGTAAATATGGCCGGTACAGTAATCATGAAAATCGGTAAGAAATAGTTGGACAGAGCGTTCAAAATTTGAACTGTTCTGGCTCAAATGCATCCTCATGGCGCAATCTTGAAGCCAGGATTCATTGTCCTTGGATTTCATGCCGGAAGGATCGCGGGTCCGCAGTCCATACCAGGGCCCTTTGGTGATCAGATTGCCGGTCAAGCCACCTGTTAGAATATTACTACACCAAGACGGGAATGAGGTGTAAAGCTTGGTCGTTTGCTTGGCGCCGGGCGTGTTTTCAACGGTGACGCCTGTTTTCCAAGGCAGAATATAATCGTTGACATCCTGCCATCTGTTCTCCCATTCCACGCGCTCGGCAGCGGCCTCGGTTATACGGCCCTCAAAATATTGAATTCGTTCTTCGTTATCCATGTCAGGCTCCCAGCGTCTGTTTTCCGCTTTGCCAGGCTTGCAGACCTGTTTTTAGCGTTGATCCCTCTGCCGCAGACTGAGCACGCTTGGCACGCTTAGCTTCTAAATCGCGCAACTCGCCTTCTTTTCTGGCTCGCTCCTCAGCAATCAGCCTTTTTTTCTCAGCCGCTTCAGCCGCGGCGGCATCCATTATCTTTTGTTGCCGTTCCGCTTCCGCGCTGGCCGCGTCCTTAGATTCTCTGCGGGCACTCTTGGCTTGCTCATTCTGAGCTACTGCTGAAATAACTGAAATAATTATCGGAATTGCGGCTCCCATTATTGCACCTCCTGCCTAAATTCATCGTAATTCCAATCCACGCGGCCACGATTAAAATCATGGGCCGGGTGATATTCCTCTTCCTGATCCGCTTGGTTCGACACCAGCGACACCATAACGTATTGCAAGGCGTCATGAACGTGGCTGAACCTGTTCTTAAGAGGCTCCTCGCGGTAAATGCCCGTTGTTCCGATCTCGGGATAAACGTAACCGGCAATAAACCCGTTGATCAGACGATGACAACTGGGATCAATGAGCATGCCCTCCCGCTCTCGTAGAATGCGTTCAACCGAGCTTACCCGTGCAGTTAGGTTCTGATCGGCCGGAACGGTGTCAATTTTGGACATCTCGCGCATAAGTTGGGCGTTGGACGTGAACCCGCCCGTACGCTGACTGTATTGATTTTCACCGGCCGGATCGGCATAATCAACGTATTTAGCGTTCGGGAACCGCTCATTACAAAGCAGGGCAACCCACTTTGAGAAATCCACGATGCCCATTTTATCGTTCACAAACTCGCACAGGACTTGATATTGACCAAGCGTCACAGCCTGCAGAACCACGGCGGCCGGCGTGTTACCGGAATTGTCCCAGCCTCGATAAAGCGTACCACCGGACCAGATAAGCGGCTCTTTGGCTACGTGATAATCCTTACGGAAATTATTATAGACGAGTTTACCGAGAGGGATGAGACCTGGCTCTCCTTTAACGTAGATGTTGAGCCAGTCGGGGCTTTGAGCATAATCGCTCGATAGGTCAGCATAATAGCCTGGCCGGAGGTTGGCCTCGTTCTCTCGCTCAGGCTGCCAGAATCCGTCATGGTTTGGGAGAGGCTTTCCTTCCGGGAGTGGGCCCGGAACCCTGGTTTTCCAGTTGAACATTGAGTAGAGCGGGTGATTGACATCGGGCGGGTTCGTGGTTTCGATACCAAATCGAACCGGACACATTTGCGGATAGCGCCCGATCCTCGTTTTAAGCATCTTCTTGATCTCATCGCTGACCTCAATTGATTCATCAATCCAATACCACGTCACCTCAAGAGATTTGAATTTCTTCAGGTCTTCGGCTCGGTCGCACGATCTGAAAAGGATCTCAACCTCAACCCCATTCGGATAGGTGATGAAATATTCGTTCTCTTGCTTTTTGTGGATGCCGCCAGGGAACCAATCAAACACGGTCTTACACGTTGTGTCGCGCAGTTCCGAATAGGTATTGCGTACGATTACACCGCGGGTTTTCTTTATTCCGTACTGTTTGAATAGGAATTGAGGAATGTAATAAAGGCACTCAAGCGTTGCGCCGGAGGTTTTTCCTGATCCTACCGGGCCGACAATGCAGCGGATTTGGGCAGGAGATTCATGGAACATTTTGATGGTAGGAACCGGAACATATTTTTTAGTCAGCTTTTCCAATCCCGGCGCCCTCTGATTTGGTTACAGATTGGACTTCTAAAACCTGAACAGATGCAGACAACTCAATCTTTTCAGCATATCCACGGTTTCGGGCTTTGCAGGTCAGGTACCATTTGGTCAGGCCAGCTTCGCCGCCATCGATCATTTCATGGAGTTTATCCTCAACATGATCAATAGTAGACTCACATTCTTGATCGTAAGCTTCTTTTAATATTGGATTTTTTTCGATTGCACCCTTGACGGAATGCCAGCAATTTCCTGTCTTTTTGGCAATATGAGAGATAATACCTTTTGATCCGGGAATGGCTAAACGAACCGCCTCATGATCTATTAATTCCCCTGATGTCATTTTTGCATCTCATTACAATTTTACTACATTTTTGCAAATTGGTTCATTTTGAACCGGTATCTTTTTTATACTGGTCCATTCTGACCCACATTTTTGTAAATGTCAATATAAATCGGGTTATTCTGAACTGGTCAATAAAAAAACCCCATAGGCTAACAGGATTTACTCACCTATGGGGCTTCACAATCGGTTAAATATGAATAGGTCCGGAATTTTGCCGGGTTTCGCCCGGCCGCTCTTTGTTTAGGCTCGATTACCAGCCGAGCCGCACGGTAATCACCCCCTCTCTCCATAAAAAGATAGAAGGCAAAAAACTATATCTAAGCAGCCTTAATCTTACCACTACCGCCAATTTTGTCAACCATTATTTATTGTATTGACATATATAATTATAATAATTATACTGTATTTAGAAAGGAGGTTATTATATGCCCGAAAACAAAGCCCTAAAAATCATCACAGTTACGGTCAGCCGGGAACTTCACGAGCAAATACGTCAACTTGCTCATGAGTCCAGGCTTACCAAGCGCGCCCTGATACGGCGTGCGATTATTGACTATTTAGCCAGGTCGGAATCGGTTATCGACCAAGCACGGAGGGACAAATAATGAAAAGATTCAAAGAGGAAAGTTTACCGTGGAAAATCGCGATTGTTATCGCGGGAATTTTAGCAATAATCGGCATTTTGTTTTTACTCGTCGTTGCCCTGATCGGTTGTGACGTAGAAGCTCAGGAGATTAGCGTCACGGCGGGGCAATACTTACTCACGGATAACGGCACAGAAAGCAATTGGTCGGCAAGGGCTGAGGTCCGTACCTGGGAGGATCTCTGGCTCGGAATCGGTATTGAGAACGGACAAAGGCAGCATGTTATCGAACTGTATGAGTTCACGCTGTTTGACGTGTCCGCTCGGTACAACGTCACCCTGACCAATAAACTCGGCTCATATGTTCGACTCGGATATTATTTTCCGCAGGTTGAGGATAAGGGCTTGACCACCAAGGAAGCATTTTACTATCTTGCCGCTTCCGAAGTCCCCGGCCCTATGACTTGGTATGATCGAGTTGATGTTTCGCTTGATTCGGGGTTTGGTGCGGAGGTTGGGCTTAATTATAAGGTGTCTAAACGGCTTGACTTTAACATCGGATATCGGTTTTTACGCCTTGAGGAGCACATCATGGGCTATGGCGTTGAAGCAGGTCAGCCCCGGAACTATTGGCGGGAACGCCAGCATGATTTTTCAGCGTTCAATTTCGGAGTGACGTTTAAGTTCTAAAAAAGGCGCGGCCCTGGAATGGCTAAAAACCAGGGCCGCTTTTGCAGATGAATGAGGAATCAGAACTCAAAATGACGGTATCACTTTGGTTTGGTTTTGTCAATGATTTTTTCACTTTCACGAACATAATCCCAAATTTCTTGCATAATGTCCCCGTTGATAACATAATCTTTATGCCCATCCGGCCATGGAGATAAAGCCGTTGATTTTACGATTAAATCTTTTAAAATCTCAATGATCTCTCTCATTCGATTACCCACCCTCCCAATTTATTTTTCGTA